CTAGAACTTGCAACGTCGTTAGTACTAAGTGCCTTAGCTGAGTCTGTTTTCTTTATATTATTATCATTGATCCATTTCAAGTTAGTACCATCAGATGAAAGTAATTGCTCATTATTACCTATATCTACTATAGTACCTGATTCTCCTTTATCCCCCTTGACTCCTTTGTCCCCAATATCCCCTTTCTGGAATATGGGGTGGGCTATTCTCATTACATTACTCCAAATACCATCAGTCCCTACCTTTATTTTCATCCAGACATGGCAAGTTTCAAGCTCCCCTGTTATGTCATTCTGTTTAACAGGTATAAAATTAGCAGCCCATTCAAAAAGTTCATTATCTTCATTAGGGTATTTATTACTATTCCAATCCCAATCTATATCTTTACTATATAATATATAAATAGGTAGCGTGTTACTCATTTTCTAGTTTTATAGTTTTCCATCCTTTTTTAACCCTTATTCTAAGTCTTTCTCCATCACTATATATTGTACCTAAAGTATCTATAATACTCTCAATAGAAATACTAGCAAGTATATTCAAAGGCTTAGCTAATGATGTAATATCTGTAATGTTTATAATACTTTCAATAGCTTTCTCATCTACAAGGTGCTTACTAAGTGACTCTTCTAATGATTTTAGTTTTGAGGAGTCAACTATAAGGTCTTTAAGTTCTTTTATTGATATTCTATATTTATTGCCTGAAGCTGTGTAAAAAACAAGGAATGATAAATCACTCCTTGCTGTATCAGCTTTTTCATATAAATGTACCTTAGGGGTACTGTTTTTATTATTTGTCATTATGCAGGATTGCTAAATATATCACCGTTATCATCAATTCCAAGCTTTCTCCATGTCCCATCAGGTGCGAGTAATTGCATTCCATTAGTAGTATCTATTTTAAAATTACCCCCGTAGATTTGACCTTCTTTTACTCTTAAATCTAGCTCAGGCTGTAAATTAAAAACTTGTGATATAGTATGAGTATGAGCTTCAACTTGTGAATTACTTATAAGTTGGTTAATTAAGGTAGTAAGGTTACCTAAGTTAGTTTCTGGTTTTATACTTATTTTTTGACCGTTAACTTCTAACTTAATATCCATATATGTATCATTATTTTTATCCCCTACTAAAAGTAAATCACCTGATATATCACCTAAATTATTTATACCGTCATAATCCCAAACTTCTACTTTCTTTACAACATTTGAATCCAACCAACTTAAGTCAGAAGTGTCAATTTTAAGACCGTCAGCATCTAAAGTAATTCCTCCAGCTAGCTTGACTTTTACTTTAAGCGTATCTGAAGTAGTGTCAAACATTATAGCACCAGTAGCACTATCAGCCACATTACTATTTAAATGCCATCCCGTAATACCTTCATTTTGTATAAGTATTCCATTGTTATCGAACTTAAGTGCCTTATGGTCTGGGGAAAGTAGAATTTCAATTCCTGTAGAGTTGTCTACTTTTAGCCCTTTATTAACATTTGCTGCATTTGGGTTTAAGTGTGTGGCTAATATACCATCATTGGCTGCTACATAGGGTTTTACTTTAACATCCGTACTATTTAATGAAGTGAGTGAAAGTTCATCTGATTTAACATTTACACCATCGCTGTCTACCTTTATGGCGTCCCCTTCTTTTACATATATATTATCGAATCCATCAGTCTCTATTATTCCAGCATCTGTAGAAGTTTGTAAACCTGTACTTATTGCAGTTGTAGGAGTGATTAAATCACTAGCTTTGACTTTAAGTTTTATTCTATCTTCTCCATCTAAATCATTAATATTATCATCAAAGGTCTCTAACCCGTCATGGGCAAGGTCAGAAGACTTTACCTGTAAGTCTTTAAAACCATCAGTAATGGAACTGTATGTCTTTAGCCCAAAACCGTCAATATCATCAACATTTATCTTAATACTACCTTCCTTTACCCCTGAAGCTCCTATAGCCCCCTCATCAAAACCATCAATAAAACTTCCGTCTTTTAGGTGTCTTGGGCTTAAGCTGTTTACTTTTACACCTAGTTTGTTTGTACCTAAATCTAACGAAATAGTATTACCATCATCACCGGTAACACTGAAAGGTTCAGATACATAGTTTATAAGATAAAGACCGTCCTGGTTAGTAGTTACGTAAGCTGCATTAGGTGCTACCCTATAATCTGGAGTATTCATATTAGAAAGTAGAATCCAGCCATCCTTGGTACATATATATATATTGCCCCTAACACCAATACCTACCTGTGTTCCTGTAGGGGGCTGTTCTGGGGTACGTACGTCATACGTTCCAGGTATGTACTCAATACCTATAGTATCTACAACATGCGTATAAGGTATATTAGTTCCAATAGATAGTACATTACCGTCTATAGCCCCTTGGGGATACTCTCTAGCAATTCTAAACCCTGAAGATATAGATGTAAAAGTGTAACCCGTTAATTTAGGAGTCTGTAATATCTTTGAAAGTTGATCTATTATTGTTAACTCTCCAACATTCAAACCCCCTGAGAAAATTCCTACGGTACTAGTAATAGAAAATGTAGCAGCAGCTGATAGGTCATAACCATTAGCTGACTGAGTTTTGCTAATAGTAGAAAGGGTTATATTTCCAGTACCTAAAGAATATGAGCTATCATAACCAACTACCCCATTTGACAAATTCTGCATTGCACTATCAAATAATTGCCCAGTAGTTAAATTAACTGTAGACACTATAACACCTTTAACTTTCAAAGATATAGAATAACCCGAGGTAGGTATAAAGTTAGATATGTTTATTGTAGCAGTAGATACCGAACCATTACCTACATTTATGGTACCTATACTTAAATTATCAGGTTCCAGCTCTGTGAACTTGAGTACCTTCGAATTACCTCCCCCAGTAAAATTCCAAGTCTTCTCACCAGTTATAGCAGAATTAAGTATAAAATCATCTACAGATAGTATCCCATCGATTGTAGATGTACCATCAGATTTACCAAGTGCTAAGAAAGTACTTCCTACACCCGGACTACAATTACATGAAGTTGATACCACATTAGGGTTACAAGAACTACAGCTACTTACTTTTTGTGTTTCATTACAGTGGCAGTGAGGTCTCCTATTAATATAACCTGCAGAATCTATTTTAAACCCTGTACCAATTTCTCCTTTATCCCCTCTATCTCCTTTAACTTCAGAAAGGTCAAATAGGTATTTAAACTCAGAATCGTCCTCATCAATGTACTTCTGATACAATACTTTATCCTCTACTTTAAATACTGGAATCTTACCATCTTCAGGTATTATCTTCATTTCCTTTTGAAAATAGTCATCACCTGCATGACGTACTCTACGCCACTTATGACCTAGTAATTTCTGGTTAAAATCTCTTGGGTCTATATGTTCTAGGGGCTCAAATTCAGACTCCCAATATATACCGTCTCCAGAATATTGAATTTCCTCAATAAAGATATAATCTCCATTTTCAAAAACAAATACCCCCTTATCAAAATAACTTTTATTTATATTTATTAAACTCATATTTTAAAATTGACTTTATCTATTATAGACAATACACGTTTTAACTGGTTTATAATTTTTTCACTTTCTTTGTAATTAACTAACTCACCTGTACTTAATATAAGTTTAGAGTACAGTGACATTGCATAATAATAATGTAACATTGAGTCAGTTAATTCAGAACCCCTTACGAACCTATCTTCAATAACCAAGTCTACCTGTATATTTTCAGAAATTGCTATAAGTTTGTCTTTTATACCACTTACTACTATAAAATCTAAATTTACATTTTCAGTATTATTTATATTAAGGTTGCAAGTATAAACACCGTCAGGTATCTTAATGCCACTTCCAAACCCTAATACAGAAGAAGTTATAGTATAAAGCTCATTGTCAGTTCTTTCATTAAACATGTAATTCAGAGCATCCAATTTCACTTTATTATCAGGCATTACGTTACCTTGTATGGTTAATTCCATACTATAAATCTTAATAGGTAGATTAGAACTACTTCCCCTAGTAGTATCCAAAACCACTATTCTGTAATCATCTATTTGTACTATATTAAAGTTCATACCAAAAAAAAGGAAGGTAACTTAATACCTTCCTATAAATTATAAATCAATTCCAGTACCATAAGTTCCAGAACCCATAAGACTCATACCTTCATTACTTTTGGTATTAATCCCTGTAGTAATAACACCTGCTCCTACCATAAAAGCATTCAGCACATTGATAAGACTAACACCATCAACACTATCCGCACCAGAGCCTGTAAGAATACAAGTCTTGAAAGAAGTATTAGCGTTATTAGCTTCTACATCTGTATAAGTACCTCTATCTAAGAAGATAGTTACTGATTTTAATGACCCATTACTTTCAACAATACTAATCTTATCATTACTGTAAAAGTCAATAGTAATTCCAGAGTACCCATGTTTATTTAGAGTCTCTTTAGAGTAAGTGGCATATTCTTTACTTACTTCAGCGTTGCGTTGGTTTGCCTGGTAATAAAATTCTTCAAGACCAACAGATTCATGTCGTCCATTTCCAGGAAACATTTCAAATCCTACACCTGTATCAGTATAAGTAGTACTACCAAAACCAGTTCTTTGTAATTCTGTGCCAATGAGTGTTTTTATGTAATCTCCTTCGCCAGCTAAAAAGTCATTAATTGTTCCTTCAATAACTATACCATAATTAGCTACCGAAGTATCAGCAATTTTAGCTGCTGCAACCCCTGTCTGGTCTGCATTTTGAAATGGCTTATCTAATGTAACTGTTTTAGCTACTGTGTCTACAGCAGTTACTTTGTATACTGAATCAACTTCGTCTCTGTAAGGTGTACCTGTAAGACCTGCAAATTTAAAAACATCATCAACTGCCGGAGAGCCTGCAGTATACTGAACTACCTTAGAACCTCTAATAACCTCACAACCTGTAAGACCTGCAGCACCTGCATCAGAAGTTACAACATTAACTTTAATACCAAAATCCCTAATATGGATTAAAGTAGAGGTAAACAATTTTACAAGTTCATTAGCTACTATAAATTGAGTAGTATTAGAGTATGGACTTTTATAAGTTACCTTATGAATTTCCATATCATTATGAGTACTTGCTCCAGTGTTGTCATACTCAACAGTAAAGCTGTAAGTATTATCATCAAATACTTCAATACTACCAGCAGTCCCATTGTACCCGATGGCTACTCTCTGCTCTTTAGATTGCTTAAATTTAAATCCTTCATATCTACTTATCTTATCTTTTGTAATTAAATCAGTAAGTGAATAACCACCTGAAGTCAATCCTTGAAAAATACGAATAGCCTTAGCTGACTTAGCTTTAGCTGAAGTATTTAGAATGTTACCTTTCTCATCAGTTATGATTAACTCGCCTGCTCCTAAGTTATTATACATATTAGCAGCAGTAATCCCGGGAGTTCTATCACAATTTCTGGCAATTAATACTCTTTTAGTTTCAATTTGTGAGTGCATTAATTATATTTTTTTTGTTTTGTTTTTCTTAACAGGTACTTTATTAGTATCCATACTTTTATTTTTCTCTGGAAGTTGTTTAACTTCTTTAACCACATCCTCCACAATCTCTAAAAAGTTAAATTTAACTATAAGTAGATTTATAACATCAACAAGTTGGTTATATTTACCTATAGGTACAAATTCAGATTTAGGGCTTATTTTATTGATTTTCTTTAACATCTTTATCAGCTACTTGAAATTTAGATTGTTCTGCTAACCTACTTGAAATAGCTTTATAAACTGCTTTATCTACTATTTCCGTATGAATAGCAGGGTGTAACTCACAATTACGTTGATTTCCTGGAGTTATAGTGTCAACCCTAATCCTACTAGGTCTTTTTATATATTTTATATAATAAGATTCAACTGTCCAATCCTTACCAGGTACTAATATTGCACTTCTATAAGTATTTATATTAATTGGTAAATTAGAACCATCAGCATTAATTCCTGTAAAACCAGTAAGTACCCCACCTGTAAACTTAGTAGAAGTTTCGACACCTTGTATAATTCCTGAAGGTGTATAACTTCCATTATCCACTCTCCACACCTTATTGTAATAAGGGTTCTGATAAATATTATGTATTTTAGCATAATACTCTTCATGAGTAACAACCTCAACAGGTACTGTTCTTTTTTTATCTTCCCCTTTAGAAGTACTACAGGTATCAGCTATAATAAACAAGCACTCATCAGGTATCCTCACATGAATACCATATTTAGATTCTACCTGATTACCGTTACTCATACCTTGTTCATCTAAATCTGGAGTTTCTAAACCTCCATTACTTCCATTACCTACCATGAAATCTCCACCACCTTGTATCCAATTACCTAAGGCATCGATTCTCTTTCTGTTAAATACAACGTGTGAAGTAATAAGTCCAGATAAATCAAGTCTTCTCTTTACATCAGCTTCAAATCCTTTTCTTTTAATATTAGAATCGGATAAGTATCTTTCCATAATAAGTTCATCCATAGCCTCATTTAGAAGTATAGAACGTTCCCTATCATCAAAATTAACAAGGTTGTAATTACTAGAAGAAAGTCTTCTAAGTAATTCAAACCCCATTGTATTAGCATCCATTAGTTATTTTTTAATGCAGCTTGGAACTTTAAGTATTGTTCTTCTTTAGATTCATTAGTGGCTAAATCCCTAATGTAATCAAGAACTTCAGCCATATTTTTACCTATTAGCCTACCATCACCCATCCCCAAGTTATAATCATAACCATTTCTCTGAATATATCCACGTCTTCTAGCTTTATAGAATTGTACCTTTACATCAAATTCAGAACCTCTAACAATATCTAAAAATCCTTGTGGGTCTCTTTCAATATAGTTATATAATGTTACTTTAGCAGAATTAGCAGTCATTCCTTTAGGTACTTTACTGTAATCCCCTCGGAATACTACTAACATTGTGTCTATAAGTTTATCATTAGATTTAGCAATTTCAGCAAATACTTGACCTGCTTCAATTTTGTAAGTAACTTTCTCAAGCTTACCTTTATCTAATGATTCCTTACTTTCCATGTAAAACATGTATTGTCTGTCTTGCCTAGATTCGTAAGAAGGGGCAATATCATTCCTGTTAGAAAGAAGAATCTTGTATTGAATAAATTCAACAGGGTCAAAGAGGCGTAATTCAACTTCATCTAACCCTAATTCAATCTTGTATCTACTTCTACCTGTCCAGGCACTATTCTCAGCATACGAACTCAGCCACCCCTTCCCACGTGATGAATCAAGTATACTTTCTAAGTATTCTTGTTCATCAGCTGTGAGAACTGGCATAACACCTTTACCGTGTTTTGCCATTGGTGCGTCATAAGTAGTAAAAGAACCTTCGAATCTTATATGTCCATTCTTACCTTTTGGGATGTGCATTGCTGGATTTTCCTCAACAGGTCGAATAACAATAGTTTCATTTCTTAAACAACTTTTCATCAGTTAATAAATTATTAATTTAGTATATTTGGTCTATAAATCATAGTATTATTAGGATTCTTAATAATAGGCATGAATTGACTCATTCGAGATTCAGTCCATCCATCTTTAAGTGAGCCATTCTCAGAAACAACTTTAGCACCAGTTGGGTGGTAAGGGCTTCTAAGACCTTTAACAATACCTGTGATATCCTGTGCTGACCTTACATAGTTCAACATTACATTGTCATTTCCAGCAGTTTGCCCTAAGTCCATAATATGATACTCATAAGAACGAGCTTTACCGACTACTGGGTGATTTACTGGTGTTCTATCCTCATCGTCAAACATAGGCTCGAGTCTAAAGTCAATATAAAATCCAGAAGGGTGCAAATACCGTCTAAAGCTCATACCAAATCCAAGATTCTCTCTTGAACCAAACAGCTCTCTATTATCAACAATCTTCCAAGAAGTTGCTTTCTTAGCGATTGCATCATGAGCTTGCTTGAGCCCATAAACACCAGAACTTATTACATAGTGAGTTTTATCTGAATTTCGTTTGCCCGTTCGTAATCTGAGCAAGTGGTCAGTAAATTCATCAATGTCGAATGAGTTATAGTAATTAAGATTAGCTCGCTCCATTTGTTGCATAAACCCTGGACCTTGCTTAACTATCTCACCAGAGTGTATGTCAATATCATCATAACCTCCCTGGTCATTCATGTTATCCCTACCCCAAAGCATTGTCTTATTCTTAAGCTCTTTAAAGTGAATGTCATTCACCCAAGAAGCGTAATATTCCCAAGTGTACATAAGTTTACCATTTTCATCTTTCCATGCGAATGCTACAGGTCGGTCAGCCATATCACCACCAGCCTCTCTCTCAACACGAGTAGAACTCCAGTTAAAAGTAATAGCATAAGGAGAAGTATAGTAGTCTTTAGCACCTTTCATAGAGCGTGTCAACGGCACAGATGCACCTTGTCTACTCCAGCTAGTTCCTTTCTTCAACTCATCCTTAGGAATGAATGAACTAGCTTTTCCAAATACCTCACATTCATAAGCATAATTTGTACCTTCATTACGGGCATCAGACATAACTTTTACAATGTATCTATCATTCATACCTACAATCTCATGTACTTCACTAAACAGGGGGTCAGTAAATATCATTGTAAACCTAGATTTATTGAGACCTACACGGTTCATATCATCAGCACGATATTCTACAAGTTTAGTACTTCCTTTAGCACCTCCATAGATTCTGTAGTTAACAGGGTCATCAGTCTTCATTACTTTTACATTCCCTCCTAGCATCTTCTTAAGATAAGTATCAAGTGCCATACCTGAACTGTTTACACTGTGAAGATAAGTGAGAGTTTCATCTCCCCATACGGGTTCAATTGCTCTAATCTTAAGCAAATTACTTTTGGATGTCAATCCTGACCAATCTGCAGGCGGGTTAAATAGTTTGCCGTTTAAATTTTGCATAAATTGTTATAATTTAATATTATTCATTGGAGATTTCCTTTGCATTCTACCTTTCGGCATTTTACCTGTACTTTTTTTCATTGCTCTTTCAATAGCTTTTATACTATCACTTATTTTAAATTTCTCTACTTTTGCTTCTTTTCCTATTCTACCAGTCATTATATAATAGGTAATTTCAGGAAGTAGTGTTGGGTCTTTAGTAATAGCATCCTCCAAAAAGGACACAGGTCTTTCAAACCCCCCTTCACTAACAGTCCTTACAGGAGTAACTACTTTATTAAACACATCTTCTTTTATATTATCACTTATTTCATACCTGTTAACAAGTGTTTCATTTATAGAAGTTTTAATACTTCCCTGCCACTCTTGTAGAGCTTTTTCCTGCTCTTGTCTTCTTAACTCAACTTCTCTCTTCTCTTGCTCTAGAGAAATTTTAGCGGAGGATACTAATCTATCCTTTGCAATATTACCTTCAAACTTTAAAGTATCATTATCCTCAGCCATTTCAATACGTTTCTTTATATACTCATCATTATAGCCAGCCTCTTTTAAATCCCTCATCACTAATTCCTTTAGCATATCCACATCTTCTATTTTATCCAATTTTTCCAGTTTAGCTAAATCTAATACTGCTTTAGTAGAGGTGTCTGAACTGACACCTTCTTCACCTAATTCAATTAAACGTCTGGTTTCTTCGGGTAAGGAGTCTAAATACTTTTTGACTATTTCATCATCTTTTACATTAAAAGCATTAATTAAACCATTAAAATCTTCTATACCCTCTGTATTTTCAAGTACTTTATTTTCTACTAGTAAATTAGCCATTAATAATGCTGTATTATTATCCTCGTCCTCTACAACATCTTCCGCACCTTCTTTAATTTCTCCTTCTTTTAGTACACCTTCAGAGTTCTCTAACTCCTCTAATGTAGCAGTAGATTCTTCTACTTTAACAGTTTCTAACTCTCTATCTTCTACTTCTTCTTTTACCTCATTTCCATTATTTGGGATTAAGCCATTTAAATCAGTTAACGCCTCACTAGACATTTCCACCGATATATTCTCTCCTACCATTTTTATTAATTTTAACTATTTTATTTTTTGTTTATATGAGAGTACCAGACTTGCTCTAAAAGACTGAAAAAGAGTCTAAAAAGACTCCAGAAAAGTAAAATACTGAAAACTATTTTGAATTTTCAATATTTTTATTCTTTATTGCCTTGAGTTTAACCTCTATATCTTTTAATCTCAATTCCCTGTCAACTTTAAGTTTCTCATACTCTAATCTTAGTTTATCCTTATCTCCATCACTTTGTATCTTAGCTTTTTCCAGTTCAATATTGTCCTTGACCCCGTTAGAATTAGTATCTCTATTATCAACAACGCCCTCGTAATAGTTCTTCATGTCCAGGTCAATAAGTTTAAGTTCTATCTTACCTCTTTGTTCTATTTCTTTAAGCATTAATTCAAAGTCCATTTCTTTCTGCTGCTTCTCAGCCTCAGCCTGTAATGCTTGTTTCTGCTGTTCTAGTAATGATTTTTGTTTCTGTTCCTCAGCCTGTTTAGCTTTCCTTTCTTTAACTGCTTCCATCTTCTGAACTTGTGCAATCATATCAAAACTATTATTTGCTTTAAATATATTAATTATTTCAGCATATGACACCTGACCATTTGGTAATCCTTGTGCTAGTGTCTGCTCTAATAAATTAGTCAGTTTTCTGTACTTCTTAGAATTTACAGGAAATAACTCAATAGTAGCATCTGTAAAACCATCATCCTCAAAATCAAATATAGCATACGAGTGGTCATCTAGTATAGCTTGGAACATAACACCTTGTTTTACAAGCTGTTTAGCAGTGTTAAACATTACATGATTTAAATCTAATATAATCTTCTCGTATCTATTAAACCAATATTCTGTCATGTTAGAACTTTGAACCTGACTTCTCTCAACATTTCCTACCAATTCTCTACTGCTAATAGAACCTAATCGTTGAGGTGTGATACCTGTAATTTTAGATATTTGACTCTCAACATTAGCAATCATTCCAAGTATCTGCTGTAGACTACTTCCTATTTCCATATCTAGTGGAGTACTAGAAGTATTCATATGACCAGCAAGTTTACCTTGTGCTATACCTTTATTACCCTGTTTAAAACTATCTTTAACCCTTATACCGTGAATCTTCATATAGGTAAGAACTTTATTAACAGTCCACCCATCAGGAATATTAGCTAAGTCCATCTCAATTATCTTACCCATATTCTTACTTACAATATCTTCAGCTCTTGCATGGAGTATGTTTATAAGATACACAAAAGGAGCAATCATAGACACCATAGATTTAGCTCTATTGTTGCCTATATTGAAGTAACCTCCAACATACCCTGAAGAACTATCAAAAGGGTTATTAGATACTGGTATTCTAGGTTCTTTAACACCATGATTTACAACATTGTCACCACCTATGATAGTAGTTCTGTACCACTCAGTAACAAATCGAGGTGTAAGTACCTCTCCCGCATCTTCATCAGCTACGTAATACTCACTTTTATAATCATAAAGTGTCTCACCTGTACCTTTTTCATAGTATTTACGTTTAAATATCTTTCTATACCCCTTCCAAGTTACATCCGCTACTCTTATATTACCTTTAGAATCAGTAAGTTCTAAACCTTGATTCATTCCCTCTTTGAAGAACCCGTGAGTTTTATCCCCGTCATAAATCTGATGCCACATTGCAATTTGAGCCTCAGTAGTTCCACTACTAATACCACCACTAGTACCTCCATTCTTTAAGATACTTTTGAACATTTTATCTGTATCGACATATTCACCATATTCGTCAAATATTTTACCTAATGGTAAATATCTAACTTCAGCAATTATCTCAGCATCCTTAACATTATTACTATTCCCTAATCTTGCTACATATGTATTAAGAGTATCACACTTTCTAACATATACATTATCATTTCTAATACCTACATAGAATATAGCATCAGCAACAGTAAGAGCTTCTCTAAATCCTTCAGACTTTAGAAATCCTACGCCACTTGTCTTCTTTACTATTTCTAATAATTTGTTAGTAGCCTTTTCATAGGTAGATATAAACTTATCTTTTTTCAACTCTGCCAATCTATCCCTTACCTCATCTTCACTTAAATTATTATCTTTACTTAAATAATCTCTTAAAAGATTAGTAGCCAATACTCTTCTTTCCTCCATTTTCTTGGATAAAGAATTGTAATCAGTAACTGCAACACCGTACTCTTCATTACGTTCTATAAACTCTCCGTAAAGTACATCTATCTTATCTTTGACAACAGCAAAATTTTTAAAACTCGGAGTATAATCTTTAGTGAATAATTTTAAAGTATCAAATTGCTTTTTTAACTCCGTTTTATCTATTATACCGTCATACAAATTTAGATTTATTTGCTTTTCCTCTTTAGACATGGCTATAGAGTTACTCTCTCTAACTGCTAAACTAAGTGCTTCTAATGCACACTCTTTAAACCATGTTGCTGTCTTATCTTTTGTAGCTAACTTTTGTATTGGTAAACTCATTCTACAAATATAACAAATTAAATTTTCAATACCAAATCAAACATATTAAATTCCTCCACTTCCTCCCCAATTAATTTATCCCAGTAAGGGTCATTACCTGCATCATAAACATCAGGAGTCTTGTAACCATCAATACCTGTTATACCTTTTTTACCCTCATAAAGAATAAGAAGCATCCCCAAAGAGCTTACCCTATCATAATTACCTTTAGCGTCCCAACTGGCTAACTCTTGAAGTAAAGGTATAGAATTTATTTGATCTACTTGTAACATGAGTTTATCATCAATAATTCTATCTAACAGCCATGTCTTTATTCTATCTCTAGCATACTGATTAACCTTAGTAGTACCTGGTGTACCATATTCCCTTTCATTTGCAACTTTACTCATCTTCTTTATAATATCAGGAGAAGGTTCTAGTAATCCAAGTTGTCCTCTATGTTCAAAGTATACTTTTAAGCCAATTAAATTATTCTCAAAATTAACCCTTGCATTATAATACATTGCTAATAACATAACTTGTTCATAAAATTCGTTGGAGGTTTTAGGTCTTCCAGTATATTCAGCAACAAGCATACCAGTCAACCTATTCATAACAAAAGCACTACCTAAAGATAGAGTTTCACTACTATCCTGATCATAAGGGTCAACACCCATTAAATAAATATCATCAGGTACTTCACCACTCTCTAACTTAGCAGGTACATCCCATACTTCAATTGCTCCGGTATTATTGCCTCCCCGTTCATGTGGAAATGTGCCAATAGGCTCCAGAGAATGATTATCTTCGAAAATCACAACTCCTTCTTGCAATCGCATTCTCCCATACCTCCTAAAATCACCCTCAGTTCTCAATGTTTGAAGGTCAGCAAGTCTATCATTAATACGTGCCACAGGGAAGTCATTACTATCAATGCGCAATAGTGCATCCTCAGGTCTAAGCGGACGCTCCGACTTTCTTTGAAGTATTGCTTTAGCATCAGTACCTAATGCTTCCATCTCCTCAAGTTTAGACTTTTCTAAGTTATATGCTCTTGCAATATCTGTATTACCATCACTATCCATAAAGGCAGTTATATTAGAGTAACTTGGTGCGAAAAACCCTGTTGGTTGATGGTCTTTTCTATTCTCACTCCATATATTTGGTATACTTTTTATGTTGTATGCAGCAGGTTTAAAAAAGAACTCATTGAGTGTTCTATAAGCAATCATTTTGGAACCGCCTGTACCAAATGCAATCATTATTCCATAAGTCACACTATCTTGCTCTACAGACTCTCTTGCAATTTGCCACGCCTTAAGCAGCCCTGGAAATTCCCCTGCTTCCTCAAATAGTATAAGTTTACCCCTAATACCCCTAGCCTTATCAGGTGTATTATTTAATGTTTTCCCGATAATCTCACTTTCATACCCAAATTCGGTCTTGTCTTTACCTTTAAAGTAAGAAGCTTTTACGTGTAATTTAGTATTAATTGCCTGTGAAAGTTTGCGAAACCCAGTGTGTTTATTTATAAATGTACCTATATTATTTGACTTACTAATGATACCATCTTTTATAAGAAAGCCTTCATTGTCGGCAAGTATAAAGCTCTTACTCTTAGGTATGAGATGGAAGTTTCTACGCACCATTGAAGACCCTTTATATGAATACCCTTTACCCCTACTCTTAAGTACACTAGCATGCTTACCTTCTGATTCAGCCTCCTCTAAATAATGAAAGTAATAATAATCATAATCCCATACATTAGGAAAGCTCGCAACTCTTTCACCTCTAACTTGCTTACCTTGTTGCATCTTCTCAAGGTCTTCTTTTTTATGTATTACTTTCAGTATAGGCGAGTAATTCAAATAGAAGTAATAATATCCAGGTATCCAATCATCGCCAGTATGAAACCCTTCAATACCCCTCTTCTTCTCTCTTGCCCAGTACTTTGCATATGGACTACTAGCATGTGGATTGTAAGGTAGGTCTGTATATTTACCAAACTCCTCGAACTTAGCAGCTTCAGGTCTAAACTTATTAGAGTTAGTTAATTTATGCCCGAAGTTACACCCCTGCTCCGTATCCCTAGAAACATCCCTATTATAGGGATTCTTAAATATCAACTTCTCCTCTTGCATCACCTCTAATTTTAGCTTCCTCACTTGCAACCTCTGCATCCACTGCCTTTATCGCCTCTTGCATACTTTTCAATAAGTCTGTCTGCTTAGAAAGCGTATCACTATACTGTTTTATATTGTGAATAGGCTTACCATTAACATCCCTCTCATTTAAATCTATTGCATTTAAATGATTCTTCAATTTACCTATATTGGTTATTACACCCCTAAGAAAATCCCTAGCAAATGACTTCTCAACCTCAATCAGGGATAATATAGCTTTTGTCATTATCTTATCATTCTTATATGAAACTTCCTTGCCAAAAACCAAGTCTGAAGCTAACTTCACTCTTTCATTACTTGGATACTCCCTGAAAGGATTATCTGGATTCATGCTTGCGATACAATATACAAAAGTCATTTCTTTTACAGCTTTCTCTTTAGTATCTGATAAGTCCCTGTGCCATAAGTCATAAAACGCCCCTACCCCTAATGCAAATTCACTAAATTCCAAGTTGTTATGTACATCAAACTTAAATAATTTATTACTCATATACTTAATATTCTATTATTATAATAATTCTTATTACTTCTATTTAGTAATTTAAACCCCATTCTACTTAAATAATCTATCCAGTTTTCTTCATAGTAGTATACCTTAGAGCTTTGTACTTTGTTAAGTTCTATTATACTAAGAATACCACCACTCGTCATAACTTGATACATCCACAAATATTTAGAATTCCACGTTCTATCACCTTTAGACATCGACTTTATAGTGGATAAATGTTGCTCGAATCTAGCTCCTATCATCTTCTTAGTCTTACCTACATATACAGTAGAAAGTCCTAAGTTTCTCTCATTTACTTCTCTAAAAATTAAATATATTGATTCTTTCCTTTCTATTTTTAAGCCCTTCTGCAAATCATGTATATCCTTTAAATATACCTCATCTTCTACTGATTTCAGCATTCTATTTATAGTAGAATATGAATTACCTAACTTCTTTTCCATCTATACCCATATGCTGTTTTATCGCTATCCAAACATTTAACAATGTTATCGACCTTTGGGGTAGCTACATTCTCAACTGCTTTAAGATATTCAGTGTAGTCTTTAGGATTTCCGTATCTCTTCATTATAACTTCTCCGGTATTCTTATCTATCATATCAATAAAATAGAGGTGTTTAGTACTCCTGCCCTTTCTAAGTATACCAACCCTCTCAAGGTCTACTTCCCTAATCCAATACCTATTTATAGCTTTTTTCGTAAAAGTACTACCGCATTTAGTACTATTAAATATAATAGATTTAAGTATTTCATTAATACTATCGGGATATTTATCCTCTATATTCTCAAAAGATTTAAAGTACTTTAATAGTTCAAAATTATCATTGTACATAAGTATTCTACCTGTGTAGCTTAATTGATTTATTAAATTGCTCTTTTCATCCTTATTTATAAAATTATAAAAGAATAAAACTGCCTGTCTTTTACCTTTAATATGCTGCTCATTTACACTAAACTCCTCACCTGTATTCTCATTGTAAAAGGTATATCCCCTATTCTTAGTCCACATTAACAATCTCCACCCACTTAAATACAGTATAGTATTTACCTGTAAATATGCTTCCTTATCAACTTGATTTTCTATTTTGCCTTCTTCAGCATTCCTCACACCATTTCTATTAAATACAATACTTCCAAGTATAGGTACTTCAATCCTTTTAACGTATGAGGAGTCATTTACCTTATTACCATAAGATGTGAGCCTGTGAACTTGTCTATAATAATCTCTTATTATTTTAGTTATATCAGATTTACGCATTTTAGGGTATTTGTCTCTTAACTCCTCAAGAACTTTATTATTTAAATGAGTACTTGTAGATCTCATTATAAGACATTAAGTATATCATTATCCATTATATTCTGCACATTCGGATTCCTATGAGGTTCTAACATTTGCTCTATCTGACTACTTAAATCCATAACTGGGTACATTTGATACCCTTTAGTACCATAGTAACTCTCCTCATTAGGTAATAACCCATCAATATGGAATAACACACATTTAGCAACCTTGATACCCTCACCGGCTAGGAACTTCTTATACATATTCATCTGTATTTGACCCTTATCATACCCTACATCTCTCAACCCGTCAAAAATACCTTTAATCTTCTTAGGCAGTCTACCTTTAAGTTCCTTATATTGTTCTTTGGTGAAAGCCTGTGAATATTTAAAGTCTCCTAAGTATATCTCACCTGTACTAAGATGTCTCATAAGTATGTCAACGGTGTAGCCAATTAGAAACTCTTCATTAGCCTTCGGAACCTCCATTCTAATAATCTCGAAATTCTCAAATATTTTATCCATTAACTTCTTAGCATTTCTATCCAATCTAGTTACTGGTTGAGTACTTCTATCCATCCAATACATAAGACAGAAATCATGACCTGTAGTACCTAAAGAGCTAGCTCTTTTACCCTTCAACGACCAGTACTTTCTAACCTGAACAGCGTCTGTAATACCTGTACCCTTACGTATATTAGCCTGTGCTACTCTATTACTGATAGCCATAGAGTTGAAAGAACCGTAATGCTCGCTAATTAGACTAGTAGCACTCTTTAATTTAATACCATTAAACAGGTACGTGTGTGAAGGGTCATCATAGCTAAATCCTTTAGTTTTATTGACTCTTTGTCTAGTTGCAGACATTGTTTGTTGTACATTAAAATCCATAATCTCTGTTATTAATTATATTTGAAAATTTATTTCTAGTTTCCTTTGTATTAGGTGTACTATATCTCTTATTTAGATAACTAAAATCTATTAAATCTTGTATTTCATCTACTATAAAGTATTCTAACAGTCGACCTTTAAAGTTAAAATCAACTGTATAGAACTCTCTCTCCATTACTTCTCCTTCTGCTCCCCCTTTATCCATTCTTTCAATATAAGAATCATCAGTTTCTACTAATATAAGAACATTCATTTTTTTCTGTTTTAAGTTATTTTATTTGTTTTACTTTATATTAATTTTTCTTTTGTTTTATTATTTTTTGTTTGTTATTGTATGTATACATTGAGAGTCTTTAAGAACTTTCGTTCTTGTTTTACAAAGTTACATAAAATTTCTCACATAAACAAACAGCTTTTACCAAAAAGTCTGGAAGAGAAATGAGAGAGTGAAATTGAAAAAGTGAAGGATAAAAATATATACCACTAAACCAAATAAACAAAGCAAATACATATAAATGTGAAAGCAATCTCCAGAGAAAGATTAAGTAAGTAGTCGTGCCGAAAACAAGAGTAACTCACTTAAAAGTAACTAATATTAGTAATTCTAGAAGTTGGTTTTACAAGTAAGTTAGACGTACAAACACTACGTACACAGTGTTTCGGAACCTTTATCTTTCTCTGGAGTCTACTTTTACAATTAATAATAAGTAGTTACAAATATAAATACACTATTATATGTATAAAACCAATGACACTACGTGTCATTGTATTATCTCCTAAAAGTAAAATCCAAAATTTTATTTTTCATATTAAAATGTAAACAATTATACAATAGAACCAGACAAATCTACAAGAGGGGGGGGGTAATTGTAGTGTTAATAAGGTTTAAAGTTTTTATGATTTAATTTAGGTTTATAGAGTTATGGTTAGGTTTGG